AACCATCTGTAGCCTCTGTACATAATAACGCTTCTACATTCTCTGAATATAGCCTAGTTATGGTTCGCTCTAATGATGCCGATAACGGTAAAGTATTCGTTAAAAATGGCAATGTAATGGAATACCTCGTTACTATGTCTGGTGTCAAGGGTGATAAAGGTGATATTGGTCCACAGGGTCCAATAGGTCCAACAGGACCACAAGGTCCTAGAGGTGTAGATGGTCCACAAGGTTTGCAAGGTAATGTGGGTCCACAAGGACCACAAGGCAATATCGGACCTAAAGGTGAAACTGGAGAACGAGGACCACAAGGTTTAACAGGTCCAGCTGGTCCTAAAGGTGAAAAAGGTGACAATGGTACACAACCAGAATTAACATTTACACTAGCTGAAAATGGTGATTTGTTTGTAGATATTGCTTACTCTAACCTTGCACCTAGTAATGCAGTTGTACCTAATGCTGTCAATACTAGCTTAACTAAAATGTATGATGTTACATGGGGTGTTGCACAAGCAGGGGCACCTGGTAATGGTAGGGGATATCTTGAATTTAACCCTGCCACAGGCTTTGGTAAATTACACTTAGATATGAAAGTTACTGGAAATGGTCCTGGTAATGGTGGAGTATTATGTGCATTACCTAATAATTCCCCTGTTCCTAAGCGGTTACTTGAAGTGTCTGTTGACGCCAATAACAATAGCGTGTACGTAGAGCCTAACCAACGCAATATCAAAGGTTGGGGCGTAGCAGGTGCTAACAAACGCTATATTTTAGATATTGTTGGTTTCTGGGAAGGAGGTCAGTAATGCCAAGAGTTAAATTAGGTAATATTAAAGGTCCTAAAGGCGATGTTGGTAAAAGTGCTTATCAATCTTGGTTAGAGCTTGGTAATACGGGCACAGAGGCTGATTTCATTAAAAGCCTTAAAGGCTCTGCACCAACATTATTCAAGAGTGCAGATAACATTGTTAAGGTATTAGAAATCCCTTTGGATAGTGGTGTAAATCAATGTCAGGGCTTTACATATAGCGAAGAAGCAAATGCTTTCTATATCGCTTGTGTAAATAATGATAATACTAAACAAGTATTCTATAAATACAATTCTGACTTCTCTACTTTAATGTCTAAGCAAACATTTACAGATAAAAATAGATTAGGTCATTGTAATACATTATGTGCTTACAAAGGTAAAATCTATGTAGCTAATGGGGCTGTAAACCCTAATCAAGTAGCCGTTATGACTACTGATATGGTGATTGAAAACACTGTAAACTTCCCTAACAAGGTATTTAACCTAGCTTACGACAAAACAGCTAATAAGTTTATTTCTATCTTGTATACTGGTACTACAAAACAACGTACTGTTCAGTATTACAATGAAAGCAGAGTGTTAGAAAATACCACAACTGTTCCGATTATTTCTACCAACCAAGATACAAACGGTGCGTTATACAATGGAAAGAGTATTGTATTCTCTGTTGGTGGATATATTATTGAAAGTTTAGAAGGTAGTGTTACTAATACAGAAGTCACATCGGCACTTGAGGTTGAAGATTTTGCTATTGCTAATGGTGAAGTATATTTCACAGCTAATAACAATGGTAAAGTTGAAGTATACAAACACAGTGCCAATACTAAGTATTTCAACAATATTAACTACACACCGCCAAGTATTCCACCATTAGAAAACAATGTATCATTAACTGGTAAAGACACATCTGGTGTTGAATGGAGTTTAATTAAACTTTCCAGAGGTAATGGCGTTGAGGTTGGTCATAAAGATAAACCTTTAGCATTATCTGCTAGTCGTATTACTTGGTGGGACGGTGCGACTTCTCGCTCTGCCTTAACAACAAAAGATTTTGAAGCAGCTTCTAAAACTCTTTATACTAAAAGAGAAATAGATGATACATTCATCTCTAAAACTAAATATGAAGCTGATTTAACAGCTCTTAAAGAGGCTGTGGATAGATTAAATCAATAGGAGGTATTATGGATATTCAAAGCGTTATTGTAAGTTTCCAAGAATTAGAGAATACTAAAAATAGTATTGCATCCGCTATTACAGAAAAGGGTATAACATCAGAGAGGAAGTTTTCTAAATTCTCTGACGAAATCAAACGTATTAATTCAGGCACTAATGAGCAAAACTTAATACAATCAATTTTATATAAAACAAAACAAATAAATTGGGAAGATACTACAACTACACTCCCTGAGGGTTTTGGACAGGGTATAACATTTAATAATGTGTTATTACCGAATATAGTATCTATTCCGTCTAGGAACGTATTTCAATTATCTACTATAAATAATTTTTCTGCCCCTAATCTGGTTTCATGTGTTGATATATTAAGTGGAGCAACTGTCAAAAGTTTAAACCTACCTAAATTAAAGAGTTGTGGAAACCTTGTTTTTAATGGGAGTGTCGAAACAATATATTTACCTGAACTCAATAAAGTAAGCAGTCAAATAGGTGCTCAAGCAACACGAACAATCGTACTACCTAAAATTGTTAGTTTATATGCGTTTGCCTTACAGGCTGTTCAAGGAACTACAAGAATATATTTAGGAAAGGATTTAAACGAATTCCCTGTACTTCCAAGAAATTTTTCAGCCACTAAATCTGAATTAGTGGTTGTGCTTGATACTCCACAAGCCATACCAGTAAACCAATTCACAGATGCTATAATCGACAACCATACATCAAGAGACGGTAAACTTATTATCTCTGTGTTAGACTCTGCGTATGATAGTTTTAAAACTTCCAAAGATTGGGGTAGATATTCTCAATATATTAAAAAACGCAGTGAAACTCCTGATGATAAGCTCGAATTTCTTAAATCATATGGATTACGTTAGGAGGCAATGTGGCTAAAAAAGTTGGGAAAACTCAAAAGGTACAGACAGTCACATTAGTTGACTTAACTGGCGGAATGAATGTCGCTAAATCTTCAGAATTCCTAAAAGAGAATGAGTGCGTGAACCTAGAAAATTTTGAGTTTGATATAGAGGGCGATAAGTTGCGTACACGGAGGGGTCTTGGTACCCCTCTTTACTCATTCAATTCTGCTATCACTTATATTTACAACGACTACGAAATGAATGATTTCTTTATCTTTCTAAAAAACAAGCAAATATATAGATATGAGTTTGGTAAGAATCCTACTCTTATAGGTACTTTGAACGGCGACGCAGAGCGACCTACTTGTACCAAATTCGGTGGTAATGTATTAATTGCCAGCGGCAGTAAACTACAAAAATATAACTATCAAAACTTAACAGAAATAGCACAATCGCCAAATGCAGATATTGTATTCTCTCGTTCTGGTCGTGTAGTTGTCTCTAAATCTGGTCAAGATTTATTAATCTATTCTGCTATCGGCGATGAAGAAGATTGGCACGAAAACTCAAATGATGACTCTGCTCGTAAAGATGTAAATGTAGGTTATAAAGACGGTGGCGACATTATAGGCGTAGCTGAACTTGCCACAGACCTATTAGTATTTAAAAATAATGGTTTGATTTACACAGTGCAAAATGAGCCTAGTGACTGGAATATTATGCAACTAGGTAGTAAATCTGACTTTATTTCACGACACGCTTGCGTAAACCTAGGTAAAGACGTTGTATTTATGTCCACAACTGGACTTAAAAGCTACGCTACATCAATGTCATACGCTAACTTTGAACCAAAAGATATCGGCGAAAAATGTAATCCACACATTAAGCGTAGAGTTGACAGCCCTATCATTTCTGACTTACGTCGTACTAAACAGTTAATAGTAAGCGGAGATAGTAGAAATACGGTATATGTATATCATTATGGGCTTAAGGCATTCACTAAGTGGACATTTAAGCATAACATCACATCAATCTGTGAAAATCGATACCACACACTCGTATCAATGAATGAGTCTGATACCATTGGTAAAATCTATGAACTGTCCTGGAATAACAAAACTGACAATGGTCAGGATATACATCAGGAAATTCTCAGCGGAGAAATTAGAGATACTCATGATATGAATGTGTACAGAACATACGTCGATGTGTTATCTGATGTAAAAGGTACCGCCGATATTTCTGTTAATAAAGTCGTAATGCACCATTCATGGGAGCCTAGCGACGAGACAAAAGAATTTAAAACACAAATCCGTGACCACAAGTTACAATTTAAATTTGAAACTGATACGAATATAGTATTCAAGTTTGTTTCTTTCGACATTGTAATGGAACGTGAATCTATGGTTGCACAAAACTCTGCTGGCTCTAGCCGTAGAGGTAGCGGATTTGGTGCTAAAAAGAAATCATCTTCTTCACATGATGATTTTCTAAAAGGAATGAACTCTTCTGGGGGTAGCCCATACGGCTCGTAGGAGGTTATATGGCAACTGATGAAGATATTATCAAGTGGATAAAAAAATACAATAAGAAGATGGGTAATTTCTGGGACGATTGGGACCTAGAGTGGTACCCGTTTATTCATATATTCGAGGACGGCTCATTCTTCACATATGGTGTATGTGGAGAATATTTAGAGTGCGGTCCTGTTAGCATAGATTTTAATAAAGCCTTTCCAACAATGGAAGCATATGCAAAGAGATTAGGTTTAAAAGGGGTTGCGACTATAACCCCTCACAACCCAAAAGCCTATGCTAGGCTTACTAAAGGTGTCCTCAAGGAGAAAAAATTCTTAGGTGGGCAATGGCAATATTACTTCGTAAGGGAGGTTAATTAATGGGCAAAAAAGGTGGTTCTAGTTATCATGAACGCCCCTTATCAGAAGAAGAAAAGCAACTGTTACGTCAACAACAAATATACTTAGCTTCTATTCAACCAAGTATTGACAAGTTAGTAACACGTGGTACTAATCTTCTTGATAATGTAGTAAACCCAGATTGGCAATCAATCTATACGAATACAGTTAATGACATTGATGGTTTGCGAAAAGAACAGGCTGAACTAGCTACTGGTAAATTACCTAAAGCATATGCTGACGCAAAGACCGATTACTTTAACCGTATTTATGAAAATACTATGGGGCAACAATTATCTGCCATGGCTAAAAAAGGTATTGTTGATAGCTCTCGCTTTAACTCTACTACAAATGACATGCAGAAAAATATGGCGGCTCAAATGTCTAAAGATTACACTGACGATATCAAGACGCAAAGCGGATTACTTGACCAAAAATATCAATTTGCACAGAGTCCTATGGAAATTGCTCATAAAGCAAATAAATATTCATTCAGTAATCCTGAACAATATTTACAACTCGCACAAGGTCAAAATAAATCTAATACAGAAGCTATTCAAACTACTGGGCAATTAAACAATGGTCGTGGTTATGTTACACAAAATGGTACTGGCTTCTTTGGTGGTTTGATGCAGGGTGTTGGTTCATACCTCGCTTGTTTCCCTGCTGATGTTACTATTGAAACTGATTACGGTTATATCCCTATTAATGAAGTACAAGAGGGTGATATCGTAGTAGCTAAAGACGGTATTGAGAAAGTACTTCAAGTGGTTGAGTGCGGTGAGCACGAAACAATGATTCTCACTACAGATAATCACCAAGTTGAGACTACTCATACACAAACAGTATGGACACGTGATGGTCTCAAAGCTATTGATGAATTAGACGAAGGTATGGAAATCCTTACAGATAGTGGCTTCGAACACATTACGAACTTTAGTGGCGGTCGTATCGTTCCTGTTTATGAGCTTGTATGTACTGGCTCTAATTTATTCTACGCAAATGGTATTGTGGTAGAAGGTTTCAATGAGGAGGAATTAAATGTTCTACATTCCGTATGACCCAAAATCAGACCCATGGTACCAATTTGGTAATGCGGTTGCTAGTGGATTGGGCATGTTAGCTGATAATAGAATGGCTCGTGGAGAAGCTAAAAACTTGAACAGTGAACTAGCCTCTGACCAAGCTGGCAAAGTGCAAGGCTTATTTAACCAAGTCCAATCTATGGGTAACATTGGTGCCAACGATACAAATGGTTGGAATGAAGCCAGTGCTAAATTAGGTTCCATGGGCTATAATGGTCCAACAATAACACGAGAAAATCGTGAACAAATTCAAGATGGTTTGTTAAAACAACAAGAATACTGGGGTAACTTTGACCGCTTTAATCAAGGCAAGAAATTCCATGATAGCGATTACCAAGATTACAACAAATATAAATTAGGTATGCCAGGTCTTTTAGGTTAGGAGGTTCATAATGGATTGGACACAATTTGGCGAAGTATCGCCTAATGTACAAGACGCTATTATGCAGGCTTCTAATAGTACTGGTCTTGACCCTTACTTGTTGGCTAGGGTAGCTAGACAAGAAAGCGGTTTTAATCCATCTGCTCAAAGTGAAGCAGGTGCTACTGGGTTATTCCAAACAATGCCAGAAACAGCCGCCGAACTTGGTATCAACGACATGACCAATCCGTATGAGAGTGCAATGGGTGGGGCTAAATACCTCGCCCAAAACTTACAAAAATACGGTGGTGATATTACCAAAGCACTTGCCGCATATAATGCTGGACCTGGTAATGTAGACTCTTGGATTAGTAATGGTTGGGACGGTTCTCCAGATAGTATACCTATTGAAGAAACTCGCAACTATGTAAAGAATATTGGCGGCGGTACTAGTAATACTATTGCTACAAACTATACGCAAGCGAACGGTAAAAACCCTATTAATATCCGTTCTATGTTCCAACTAGACGACCCAAATGAAAAAATTGATTTTGCAAAAGTCATGGGTATTCTTAATGCCCCTCAACAAAATGTAGCTTCAGCTAGTGATGAAGCATTAAGAAGTGCTTTAGCACGCCAAGCGAGTCATACAGCTAGAGGTAAGTGGGCTTCTCCATTCTATGCTCAAAGCGATAAACAACTAATGCAATCAGCTATTGCACAGGCACAAGAGCAAGCTAAAATGCAAAATAAAGCAACTCAGCTTACTGGTGCTGGTGAGTTAGCACAAATGATTGCTAATAGTAAGAATAGCTCTAATGCTAGTATGTTAGCTAGCTTAGGTGGTATGCTTGGTGTTAAACTTGACCCTATGGCTAGCCGATACATGAGCCAAAATGATATGGCTAAGATGGCTACTCAGTTTGCTCGTCAAGACCAACTTAACGCTGAACAAAGAGCGTTCCAAGCTCAACAAGCTCAGTTACAACGAGACTTTACTCGTGAAATGACTAACAATAAATTAGCACAACAATTAGCCGTGGCAGAAGCTAGGGCTAGTGGAAGAAGTGGTGGCTCTGGCGGTGGTTCTTCTAGTCTTTTATCTAGTGATAAATCTGTAGATAAAATTATAGAACCTATGTCTGGACTTCTAAGTGATTTATCAGATAAACCTGAGTTCTCTCAAGGTGATGTTGATAACTTAAATAGAGCTATGGAAGATGTAGCTTTAAAATTATCTTCTGCACAAGCGACACCATATGCACAACAAGTATTGCGTCGCCAAATCAACGATTATGAATACGCTATTAGACACATGCAACAATCTGCATCTGGTAATAAATTAAATTATTCTGTAAATCCAGAAGTACAAAAATTGTTCGAGAAGAAGGAGTGATTAAATGCCTACTTTAGGTCAACTATATGGCAATGACTATTTCCGTGTCGCCTATGGTCCTCAGTATAATGCTTACAAATATAAGCAAGCATTAGACCAATCTGGCTATGTTCCAAATGAAAATGATGGTCTAATTGACAGCTTCCAATCTGGCTTTGCAGGCTCTATGGGCGGTTTATTAGGCGAAGTTGCTGGTTGGTCTAAGAACAATGGTTATGACTGGGTAAACAACAATGCTACATGGGCGGCAAATAAAATGGGTGACATTGCCGCTCGTAATGCATATACTGGCACACAAGACAGTGATGGTATCATGTGGTACGGTGCAAACCAAGCTGCTTCCGCTCTTGGTTCCTCTGTACCTAGTATTGCCGCTGACGTAGCAGCATCTGCCGCTATGGATGCCGCTATTGGTTCTGTAGTACCAGGTGCTGGTACTGGTGCTGGTGCTGTTGTAGGTGCTGTAAGTGGTGTAGGTAAAGGCTTATACAATTTATATAAAGGCACTCGTGCTCTCCAATATGCTGGTAAAGCTGGCAAAGTAGCTGGTGCTATCGCCGCTGGTGGTCTTATTGAGAATGTTGCTAATGCTGGTGATACATACATGACTGGTTTAAGTCGTGGTATGAGTCACGAAGATGCTTGGGACGCTAGTAACGAAGCTCTAGCTGAAGGTTGGGCTCCAGCAGTTATCAACTACGCATCTGACCGTGCTATGTTAGGTAGAGGTATGAAAGGTATCTCTGGCGCCATGGCTGTCGGTGGCGGTGGTAAAGTACTAGCTAAGACAGTAGGTGCTTGGGCAGGTAATGCCATGATTGGTGCCGCTGGTGAAGGCTTGACTGAAGCATGGCAAACACAAATCCAAGAACAAGCATTAGGCAACGAAGATTACGCAAATACACATATTTATGACCCTTCAACTTGGTCTCAAGACATGAAAGACCAAGCATATGATGCGGCTATCGGTTCCGCAATGCTTGGCGGTCTTACTGGTGGTGTGCAATCTGCTCGTGGATATCTTGCTAATAGAAGCAATACTGACGTAGCTTCTGATACAATAGATACAAATCCACAACCAGTAGCTCAACCAATTAGCGAACCAAGTGATATAAGTCAACCAGTAATCAGCGAAATCGAAGATTTACCTGCTATAGGTGCAATGCCAACAAATGTAACTAACCTAGGTGATGTTACTCCAGACGCATTTGCTACTCCAGAGCGTGGTGACTTTGATAGTGTATTTGAAACTATGGGTAAACGATTTGCTCGTAATAGATATACTAATGACGAGATTGATGCTAAATCCCAAGCTGTTCAAGATACTGTTGCTAGAATCAGCGAATTATGGGATAATCAAATCGACGAAAATAAATCTCCAAGCACATTAAAAGCTAATGATTTTATGGAAGATTTCGTAAATGCTGGCTTAACTCCTAAAGAGGCACACGAGGCATCTAAAGAAACCGTTAAGGCACTGCAAGCAAAATCTCCTAAAGCAGATACATCTATTCCTGGTTCTGAGCTTGTTAGACGTGCAGATAGTGTTGGTTTGAAACTTACAGATGCACAACGTAATGATTTGTTGTCTGAGAACCCTATCCGCTCTAATTACAACGCAGTAGCTAATGCTATTGAAGATAAAGAAGTACATAATCAGCGTGAAGCTATAGAGGCAAACCAATTACGCTCCGCTAAAAGCAAGCGTACTAAATATGGTAAGCGATACGCTGACTCTATAAATAAACCATTCCTCGATAAGACAATGGGTAAAAATAAAGCTGAAGATGTTGGTTACGCAATTCACAATGCTATGAAAGAGCGTAAAGATGATATCAAAGCTGGTAAAAAACCAAAGACTATTGATAAATACTTAGCTAATGCTGGTATTAATGAGAGAAATTATTCTAAAGATGAAATCTCTACAATTAAAAATCACATTAAATCAATGGACGATGGTATTAATAACCGTGGTTACAACAAAGCAGAGCTTAAAAATTTAAGCAAGGAAAATGCTGATGTGCATAAGGCTAATGCTACTTATGCAGAAGCAACACGTAAATATGATGCAAAGGACCCACGTAATGCTGGTAAAATCGAGCAAATCAACGAAATGATTGCTGATAGTATTATCGACCAAGGTAAACGTGGTAAACCTATTTACAGATACGATAAATATAAAGAGTTTAAAAATAAAAACCGTAAGCTCTATAATCGTATCAACGAAGCTGTTTATGGCAACCAACCAACTACTAAGAGTGAACCAGTAGAAACTGTAAAAGCTCCTAAAGTAGCAAAACCTCAATATATTAAACCTAAGTTTAAGAAGAATACATTGAGTGCTAAGATTGCCAAAAATCCAGAAATGGCTGAGGAAATCAAAGCCAAAGAACTTAAAAAAGCTCAAAAAGTTCAAGCTGTAGAAACAAAAGTAGAAGAAAAAGTAGAACGAGACCCAAATGAAAAAATTCCTTATGGTGAACGTAGTAACGCTGTTACAAACTTTACCGAGGAGCAATTATCCAATAGACGACAAGAGCGTGAACAACGTGCTCTTGGTTTAGGTTTAGAAAAACTTAAAAGAGAAGAGACAAATGATAAAGTGTCTACTCCATACGCAAGTAAGCCAGCTCCTATGTTTGATAAACGTGGTAGACGTATTGCTACTGCTCCTAGCGAAGATATCAAAGAAACATTATTCGATGATATTCCAGAAGCAGAAATAAAAGAACAACCTAAACCATCTAAAAAGAAAACTCGTAAAGCTCGTTCTATTGAAGAAGCTCCAGTTAATGAATCTTTATTCGACAATAAAGAAGAAGATAACACAGAAGTTAAAGAAAAACCTACCCCAAAAGAAGAACCAGTTAAGGTAACTGAGACTCCTAAAAAGGTTGTTAAGCCAATTAAGAAGGAAGATAAAGCCACCAAAGCTAGTGAGATTAAAGTACTATTAAAGGCTGTATCTCTTGGTGATGTTAGCCCTAAACAAGCTAGAGATATCTTAAACGTAGCTTCTGAGAATGCAACAGAAAAAGAAAAAGCTGAATACAAACGCCTAGGCGATATTATAAAATATAACACAAATGACAAAGGTGAAATCACGAAGCGTGACCGCTCAGATGAAGGTCGTGAGCGTGATGCTCAAATCCTTAAAGATAGACTAGAAAAATTCAGAACACGTCTTTCTAAAGAAAGAATGTCTGACTCTGAATATAATACAGAAGTTAAGTCTATTGAACGTCAAATTGAAAAATTCCGCAATACACATTTTGTTGAGGAAAGTAATTACAAGTTTACTATTCCGAAAAACAAGGTTGAAAGTAGACGTGAATTCCTCAAGAAACATGAAAATGGCGAAGTAGTTCACCCACAATATTTATCGCTATCTTTATTGCGTAATAACTCTAATTTAGACGGTGATTTAAAACGCTGGATTACTAAAGAGATTGGCTCTGACTCTAACTTTGAAACAGGCGAACGTGCACGTCATATTAAAGCAATGATTATTCACGAATATGAACATATGATTAATACATATGGTAGTGAAAAAAATGCTTTAAAAGAAAAACCTATGCTAGTTAAAAACCTAGCATCAGCTATCGCTGGTTCTTTCCCAAAAGAATCCTTCGGTGTTGAAGGTAATGAAATTAGAAATAGACGTAACGAATTAATGTTTGATGGCACTAAAGCACTTACTCCATTCAAATTTAAAGAGCGTGATACTTTAATCAACTTTGCTAAGAAATATTTCTCTGGCGAGCTTGCTGGTGAAAAGAAAGAATTTAAACGTGAAGTTAAAGTTGACGCACGTAAAAACAACGGTAAAGAAGTTGTTTACGATGTTGTAAGTGATAGTGTGAAACCTCTTGGTGACGGTCAATTCAAGTTTAAAGTCAAAATCAACAATGACAACGAAGAAAGTTTCAACGAGTATTTGCAAGAAGTTGGTATTGGTGAACCTGAAAATATCGTTAAGAAAGATGGTTATGTAGAATTTACATCTGATATCTATCTAAGTTATTTAACATTTACAGATATTAGTGATAGTACAAAAAATAAAACTGGTAAGGTAAATGTTAATATTTATAGAGCTCGTGGTGACTTAATTAAAGCAATCCTAGCTGATAACGAGACTGGTTCTTTTGCTATGTGGCTTAAATACTCATATGAGAAAAATGGTAACGAAGGTTACGATATGGCTACTAAAAAGAAAAATGTCAAGAAGCGTTTAGCTGAATTGACTGGTGAAAGCTATAGCTCAGCCAATTATGACGAAGATGCTACGCTATTCTATCCAACTAGAGTTGAAGAAGTAGAAGCAGAAGATAGTATTCCAGATTACAGTATCTACCAATTAGGTTCAGAAGAAGACTTTAATGCTCCTTTATCTAAAAATTACAATAAGTTTAAATTGGCTGACGAGTCACAAGAAGCTACTTTGCATAAGGGTCTAGAAAATAGACTTGGTGATGCTTATAACGATATCAAAGAATACCTTGAAAATGGTAAGGATATAACAATACAAGTAACTAAAAAGGGAACTGTACCAATGTATGTTCCTAAAACAGATACCATTTATTTACCAGAAGATAGAATTAACACTTCTAGTACTTCTTTCCAACACGAGCTTATCCACTCTGCTCTACGGGACGTATTGACAAATCAAAAATCACCAGAGGGTGCTATTAAGTTTGCAGTGGACATGGCTAATTATATTAAGGGAGAAATCAATGAGTACAGAAACAACAATCAAGCAAACCTTGATACAAATGAAGTGTCCGAAAAATCAACTTCCACAGATGGAAGAGAAAATAGCTCAACTCAAGAGCAAGCAGGAAATGACTCCTCTACAGATAGCAATACAGGTGGCGAAGGTGTGCTTAATGGACGTGGCGAAGAAGGAATTCAACGCAACAGTCAAGAATTGGAACACTCTAGCTTGGGAGAAAGTGGTCAACGGGGAGAGTCTCAAGGACAAGAAAAAGCAATGGAAAACAATTCCAGAGCTGAAGGCGTGGTTCAAGGAAAGAATTCCACGCTCAAACGCAAAGTGGGGGACGAAAAACTTCTTCGAGAATGGAACCTTGCAGAAGAACGCTTAAACAGTGTCACAGAAGATACACTATTTGAAGATAGCGTTGGCTTAAAAGATGCTGTCGAAGATATTATTACAGACCCTATTATGAATGTAGAGGATAAAAGTAATAAGTTATTGCCTCTTTTATGGACTGCTAATGAAATTGATAAGAAATTTGGATTAGATGAGCGTGATAGTTTATTACGTGCAATCTATTCTGATAAACTTATTAACCTAGAAGAAACAATGGCTTATACGCTACAAAACGATTTATCTCCTGCACATACAAGTGCCTTGTTTAGAACTGCTAGTAACATTCTTAAAAATAAAAAACAAACTGACAATACTAATCAAGCATATAATCAAGCTGGCACAGAGGCAGTAGAACAACCTACTGGTATGGGACGTGTTGCAAAAGAATGGGTTAACATTATTAACAATTTTAATAAGAAGAATGACAATATTACATTTGAAGCTCGTGACGAAAAGCAAGGTAATATCTCTGGTTATGACATTAAAAAATGGTTAGCTTCCCCAATTAAATTCATTGAGAAATATATTCCTCAAATGAAACCGATTGTGTATTGGGCAGAAGAAGCCGCTGTTAAGCAAAACAAATTACAAAAATCATTCTTAAAATCTCTTGATAAGATTAAAACAAATCTAGGAGAAGAGAATGTAGCTGGTTTCAATAAGTTAGCAAAAGAAGTCACTGACTTAGGTCGTGAATTTGTACAGCCAGCAAGCGTAATGTTGCGTGACAAAGAACTATATATCAACATTAAAGATAACGATGTATTCAGAGAATTTAAAGATGAGATTGATGCTAAGAACTTGTATAGCGAATTAAAGAAACAAGGCAAGAATGTCTTTATGGATTATAAAGACGGTAACTTCCGAGTATTCGCTAGTGACGATGCATTAAGAACATTTGAGACATTCGACGAAGCAGAAAAAGTAGCTCAACCTCTACGTAATCAAATTATGAAAAAGAAAGGCTATAATAATAAAGTTATCGACGCATATAATGCTTGGAGAAACTTAGACAATACTGTATTTAACTTATCTGTTAAAGCATGGCGTAATGCTGGTGCTGACCCAGACTACAAGCCTAAACGCTTATGGGCACATATTCCTATGTTACATAGTAAATACGGTGTATATATTGTGAAAGACAATGTTGATGAAGATGGTAATCAGTATGAACAACGTACTAAATTAGCTTCTTTCCATACATACAAGGACGCAGAGCACTGGGTTAAAGACGCTAACCTTACTGGCGACACTCGTGTAGTGATTACAGAGCGTAATCCTCAATACGATGAATACAACGCTGGTATGGACGTATATGACGGTGCTAATGAGTCTGCATATGACGACATTGTATACGAGGGAGAAAGTCGTGAATCTCAAGAAAAACGTTTCTCTCGTATTTCTCATTCTTACCCAGAAGTTTCTAAAATCATTAATGAGTTTATTGGCGATAAAGAACACGTTACACGTGAACGCCTAATGGATTTAATTAATGACAAAAAGAAACAGCAAGATTTAGGTATTAATTCAAAAGAACTTAAAGATGAACTCAAGTTTGCTAACCTTGACGAGTTATTCCGTAGACGTGATGTAATCACACGACAAGATATGATTGGTCATTTGCTTATCGGATATGGCAACCAAAAGAAAGATAAATACAACAACAAACGTGTTAACGCACAAGGTGCTAACCCTAATACGTTTGAAAACATGGAAAACTATCTAAGATATAAAGCAAACTTCATTCCTTCGCAAGAGTTCTACCATAAAGCTACTGCACTATATCGAGATAAGATTGGTACGGACTATGCTTCACAATTTGGTATCGGTGGTGAAGGTGCTCGACGAGACGTTGAAGATGTTCTACATAAATTTATCTCTAGTGTAACTGGTGTGCCAAATACATTTGATAAAGCTATTAACAGAACATTCAATGAACTTGTTGGTGACGGTTGGATTAAACAACAATACGGCGATACATTCGCTACTGACTTAATGAACCGAGGCATGGAAGCAGTCTCTATTGCTAAGTTAGGTCTATTCAGACCAACAGCCGCTATTGCTCAGTTAGGTGCTTTAATGAATATTGGTACTAAAGCTGGCTACGGTAAAGATTTCCAACAAGCATTAAAAGATGCTACAACACACGGTAAATTAGGTGCCAACATTTCATTCTCTGAACAAAAGATGTTTAATCGTATCGGTCTTAATTTAGAAGATACAGCACTAGAAACTCAATCTTTGAAAAACCGAAAAAGTTTATATAATTTAAAGGTAGGCAAAGTTAAACTTGGTAAGGCATTTGAAAAGTCTATGGATATGTTCAATAGAACCGATAAATACACACGTCGTGTAGCGGCTCTTATTGCATATCGTAGAGCTATAGCTGAAGGTAAATCTCAAACAGAGGCAGAGCACGCCGCTTCTGACTTTGTAAGAGAAACAAACTTTGACTATTCTGATAAAGATGCTTCTCAATTATTTACTAAGTTTGGTACTTTGGGTAAACTTATTCTCCAATTTAAAAAATACCCAGTAAAAGAACTTGAGTTTATGACAAGTATTATCAAAGGCGGTAACAAGAAAGAAATAGCTCGTTTCTTTGGTTCTTATATCGCTATGGCTGGTATGATGGGTGTACCTGGTATGACAGCCGCTGATACCATAGCTGAATGGATTAGTAATAAATCTATTTCAAATAAAGTTAAAGAAGCTCTAATGGAATGGGCTGGCGGAGACGATACTAAGAAGAAACTTGCGTTGCTTATTATGTATGGTACTCCAGCACCAACACTTGGGGTTGACTTTAGCCGTAACATCGGTATCGGTGATTTAATTCCTACAGATAGCTTAGCTGGTCCAACATTTGGTACTTTAGCTAATATGGTTGAGTCATTGAAAAATGATAACGCCACAAACGGTATGTTACTATCTATGGCACATGATTTATCACCAGCGTTTGCTAACTACTATCAAGCCGCTACTGGTCATAAACAAGATTGGAAGAAAGGCATTCAAGGTCGAGAGTACAGTACTAAAGAACGTATTCTTAAAGGTATTGGTTTTAGACCTGTGCTTGATGCGGTTGATGCTGATGTTAGTCAAATCAATTACATTAATTCACAAGAATCTAAAAATGCTAAAAAGGCTATGATTTATAAGTACATTAATGACCCTAGTTCTGTTACTGTAGAAGAGCTTAAAGCTAACAATATTACTAAGAAAAATATTGCTGATGCTAAGAAAAACTTAGGTTCTTCATCTATTGAAAAAGCTAAGAGATATAGCTCTAAAGCAGACAGAATTAAGAACGCTGATAAGTTTGACAATATGAGTGAATTTGAAGAGGACCTCGACTAAGAGGTCCCTTCTATTTTTATAGGAGGTTAAATGGTATATACTTTAAATGACATTGAATATATGGCTAGCCAATGTCATGCACAAAGCATCACACTTCATTGGGGTGCAAATTGGTATGACAACACTTCTGACCATTACCATATTAATATTCTTGGTGATGGCACTATCTATTCGGACTATGATAATCTTGATGTTCTTTGTTACCATACTTGGCACAGGAATACTGGTAATATCGGTATCTCTCTTTCTTGTATGGGTGACGGTAGCATTTGGGCAGATGGTACTGTCCAATGGGGCTCTGCACCTCCTACGCAAGAGCAAGTAGATAAAATGGCTATGGTTATTAATGCTATCTGTAAGGCTAAAGGTTGGGAAATCGATTACGACCATGTTAAAACTCACGCAGAATGGGCTGACATTGATGGCTATGGCATTAATGATAACGACCCAGATATGCGTTGGGACTTAATTTCTATTCCTCAAGAAAAAGGCGATGGAGGTGACATTCTACGTGGTAAAGCAATTTATTTCCAACATCACCCAGAATTATGCAAAGACTAATATTCGAATGTTAGTATTCGTATTTGCTACTATAATCCTTTTATTTGCGTTGTACGGTGGTTGGAAAGTGTTCCATAAGGAAACTATCGAGCAACCAGTAAAAGCTCCTTCTATGGGGCAAATAATGAACGAGAAGGCTACTCTAGATACCAAGACTACCGTATCATATGTACCAAAGGCAAAAGAATTGGTATATGTTAATAATGTACCAACATATGTACAAGAAGATACAGATGTAGAAGCTAGTATTGAAAAGCCAGCTGTAGTAGTTAAAGTTAATGGTAAAAAACAAAAGTTTGATTTACAACAAAATGAAACACAGAAATTTGAAAATGGTAAAGTTGTATTAGACCAAAAATCTACAGTAGAATTTGATATTAAAGTACCAGAACGTCATGAATTAGATGTTTACGGACAAGAGGAGTTCCGTGCTGGCAAATTTCACAGTCAGGTTGGTATCGACAAAAAGAATGGTAAATTAGTATATGGTGCTAAATATGATATCACAGATAAAGAACCTATATACTATGTACGCTACAACCTAGTTAAAATGTATACAAACTAATGGGGGCAATACGCCCCCT